TAACCGATATGGCAATGGGTAAGTAATAAATTTAATTATATATTTTTTATTTTATTTATAAAATATATAATGAAATTAACAACGAAAGTTAATAAGTTTTTAAAAAAAATGAAACTAAATAAAATACTTCAAAGTAAGTTTTTGTTATATGTTGTAGCTATTATATCTTTGGTATATATTGTTCAATTATTAAATGATAAAAAAAATAATATGGTTGCTGTATTTGTTGTAATTGCTTTATTAACGAGTTACTTTAGCAAAAACATGATCATTAATTTAGGAATTGCAATTGTTGGGACTATTTTAATTGGGTCAGCTAATATTTTACAAGAAGGATTTGATGAGAAAACAGAAGGAATGGGTCATAAAAAAAAAGAAGGATTAACAGAAAAAAAGGCTTATATGGTTAATGTAGATGATGAATGCGTAGAAGCATCTGCTGCCGATTGTGCTGAAGGAGAATGTTATACTAATAATAAATGTACTGAAAAGTTTGGTCAACGTAATATTCCAAAAAGTACACCAGCTTCTGTTGATGGAAAACCAGAAAAACCTGGTGATAGAATTGACTACGCTTCTACATTAGAATTAGCTTATGATAATTTACAAGGAATGTTGGGCGAAGGTGGAGTAAAAGGATTAACCGATGAAACAAAAAAATTAGTTTCTCAACAACAAAGTTTAATGGAATCATTGAAATCCATGACCCCTGTTATGGAAAGCGCTAAAAGCACATTAGAACAAATGGAATTACCAAATATGGAGGAAATGCAAAAATTAATAGGTAAATTAAATATTACAAAAAAATAATCACTACATCAAATATAATTACAAATATCTCAAATAAAAACATATTATTATTATGTTTTTATTTATGTTTAATTTATATAATGAAAAAATATTGTCCACCCGGAGTATTATGTATTGAAAATACAACTATGGTTTTTTTAGTTTTAATTTTATTATTAGGTGTTTTTGTATTAACAGTTGTATTAAAAAAAATAAATGTTAATATGAATGTATTTACACAAAATCGTAATAAATCAAATAATCATTCACAATCAATACAAACAAATAGACCTGGTTTCTTTGGATTATTTAACAATCCTAGTGATGTATTTTTAAATCCACATTCACCACCTTTAAAAAATGGAATGTATCGTCAGAAAAATAGTAGTGATCCTAGAGGCATACCGATTAATATACAAACACAATCTTCAAATGTAAATTATAGTCAAATGGGTGTTCTTACAAGAGAAAATGGGAAAGAAACAATATTACCATTAATGGGTAGACCATTGATAACAAATAGAAGTAAATTTCAATATTATACTATAAGTGATAAATCAAATGTAAAATTACCAATATATCATAAAAATAAGAATAGTATGAATGAATATGGTTGTGATGAACTGTTTAACGGTGATAAAATATATGTAGAAGGATATAGAGATATATTTTTAGTTTCTATTTATGAAAACTCTTCACCTCGATATATTCCATATTTATAAGCGCGTATAAATAATAAAATATATTAAACATAAAATATTTTGTAAATGTATATGATTAATACATTATTGGATGATTATCAAAAAAATCATTTAAGAAAATATAAAAAAAGAAATAATACGATTGGATGTTTAAAAGAATTAAAAGATAATACAGATAATTTTCATCTTTTAATTGAAGATTATATTGAGAATTTAAAACATTATAATAGAAAATTTAGTGTAATATTGAATCTTAAGTTTGGAGAAAAAATAGGCAAAGATGATTCATTATATTATATATTTCCTAATGGATATTTTCAACAAATGTCAAGATGGTGGTATAATGAAAATAGATTTAAAACATATGAATACATAGAACAAGATTTAGACGACTTTACAAAATTCTTAGATAAGTTTTATAATGATATTTTATTATCAAACGACTTTAAAGCTATATGCTTAAATAAAGATAAAAAAGGGTTATATAATAAAACAACAAATTTTAATCATGATTTATGTGAATTTATAAAACTGATGGTAGTTGGTATTTATACATTAAAAAAAACATATGCAGATATAGTTGATAATAATTATATTATATTTGGAAATCAAGAAGGAGAAAAAAAGGCAAAGGAGATTGTAGATCTTATTGACCTTAAAATAACAAAAATGTTATATTTTAAAAATCAATTTTTACAAACATTTCAATAGTTATAAAAATTATATTATTAATTTAATTTTTATAATTCATTAGGGGGATATTGTTTGTTTTTAAATTCATTATATCTTTCTAATAAGCCATCATCAGAATTTGGTAACTTGTCTTTGAGTAGTGTTAATATATCCTTTTCTGCCATTTGACTATCAATTTTATTTTTCACCTCTATAAATTGTTTTATTTCTTTTTGTAGCTGAGTATCATCTTTCTTTGTTTCATCATCTATTATAACCTCTTTCTGTCCCTCTGCTTTTTTTTTCTGATTTGTTGCTACTTCGATATGGTCCCTTAAATTAAATAGAACTTTCTCAGTCATAGCAGTATATGGCATTGGATTTTTGTTTGTGGTATGTACCGATCCATCTATCTTTTCTCCATCTTTGGACGTACCTAATAAAACATTTACTATAACTTCCTTGTCTGGGGTGTGTGATAAACTATATTGAGGAAGTTCAACATCTACAAGATTATTTTTTAAATCTGTAAAATATTTAATAAGTCCTTTACGACTACCTCCTTTCATATTTCCTTCATCTTTATTTTCTCCATCTTCATCTTTATTTCCTTCTCCACCTTTATCTTTATTTTTGAAATTTGTTATCTGTGCTTTAAAACTATCTAACGCCCCATATATAATAAATAAGTCATTACCATCGCTCTCATCAACATTATTTATTTTATTAATAACGGTTGCATAATTATCTTCTTTTCTAGTCTTTAAATACCTAATGAAATTTTTAATCTCGTCATCATCATTAGATTTATCATCATTAGATTTATTATCATTTACTTCTTTAATTAGTTTAATAAAGTTCATGAACTCCTTATTATTTCTTAAATTGGTAATTATCACTTTTTTCGTTTCCTCAGAAGTTTCACTAACTTTATTCTCGTTGTTATTTTTCTTCCTTTTTCCAAATAGGTTAAAAATACCCTTTTTTTCTTTTTTATTTTCTTTTTCATTTACTTTTTTCTTTTTGACGTTTTTTACATTTTTTCCTTTTCCCGCTTCTGTATTTGTTGTATTTACGACTACTTCTTCATTTACGACTACTTCTTCATTTACGACTACTTCTTCATTTTCATCTTCTCGTTGTTGTTGTTCTTGTTCTTCATCTTGTCCTACATTTTCTAATTCAAGATCTTCAAGTGTCCATAATTCTGTACCTGTATTATCGTCTTGTATATTTACTTCTTCTCCTTCTTTTTCAAGATCTTTAAGTGTCCATAATTTTTCTTCTTTATCTCCACCAACTTGACGATGATAATGTTTTTTAACCTTAATTGATTTATTTTTAAGGTTATGTGCTTTTCTTTTATTTTTAGCAGTTTTCTTTTTTTTCTTACTTTTTTTCTTTTTATTATGAATATATCGTTTACTTTGATTTTTTGTTTTTTTTATTTTATATAATCTTTTTTTAGTAATATTCATTTATATACATAAAATTATATTATTTTATTATATATTTAATATAATGAGTAAAGCTTTTGAAACATGTCAAAATACCGCTGAATGTATAGAATCATATCTTCAATGTGTAAGCATAGATAAAGAAAACAAAGTTAGTAAAATGAAGGCTGATGGTGGTACTGGTGGTGGTAAAGGTATTTGTTATCCTTTGTCAGTAGCACCCTTAGCAAGTGCTGTTGAAACTAAGTTAATAGGTATGCAAAAAAACAGCAAGAAAAATGATGGAGACGAATTTGGTGGATGGAGAGATATTCTAGGAATTGTTGGTGCTAGTGTAGGTGCAATTGTTATTATATTTGGTATGGTAAAAATGAAACAATATATCGATAAAAATAAAACTGGTTAATAATAAATGCCTAAAATTTAGGAAATTATTATTTATTTACAATTATTTACAATTTAGTAGCATTGTGTAAGTTATTAAGTGTTGGTTTGTAATCAGGTGATTGAAGGTCTGGGTTTGTTCTAGGTAACATTTTATCAATAACTTCTTCTTCTACCGTCATAGGAAACTGGTTCATTGCACTAAGTTGTTTTGATTTTTTCACTTCAGAAGGTGAAAATGTTCTAATTTCTTCTTTTTTACTACATCTCATAATCAATATATAAGCAGCAACAATACCAACAATACCTAATAAAGTGTTTAAACTAAATAATCCTAGTGCAACCATAATAACAACTGCTTTACCAACAATCGTATCGACTAACATACAAATATTACTTGGAGGAGAAATATCTACTACAATAAAAACCATCATCAACAATGATAATACTAAATAAGATGGATTTTTTGGTAACATTTTAAGTACATTTTTCATATAAGATAATATGATATTTTTTTATTTGCCGATACCAATGATTTAATAAATTTTTAAATAAATTAATTATTATCAAATAAAATAAGACCACCCAGAATAATTGTAATAACCCCAAACAAACTTTTAAACATTCGTGTATCAATTCCACTAGTAAAATAACTAGCAAATGTTCCAATTACAAAGAAAAAGGAAATAGTCAAAGCATAATTCCATTTAATACATCTATTATTCGGTCCATTACATATTTCCCTAGCAAAAAAGTAAACAGCTACAATACCAATTGGAATCAATAAAGATGCTAAAGATGTTCCTATAGCTACTTTATAATCACTAACAACTTTTAAATATACTAACATTGGGACAATTAATATTTCTGCTCCACCTCCTACAAAAGAAGCAACTATGCCAGTACTTATACCAATTAACATTAATTTAAATATATTATGGTCTATTAAAGGAAATAGTCCATTCATATTTTTTTGTAGAAAATCATTGTTTTCTATTAATGCTTTAAGTTCATGTAATAATGTCATTATATATATTTCAATAATATAAAAATGCTAACTACACATTAAATATATTTATAAAAACAATCTAAATATATCAATACTTAATTATTAGTAATGACTGAAATTGTAAATGATAATGAAATAGCAACATATTTGGGTCAAAAAGGATATACTATAAAAAAAGAATATATGATGATGGAAGAACAAAATTTAATAAAAAAAGAGTTAACAATGAAACCATTTGTTCCTAGAAATTCTTTGGCTAAACCTAATTCATTTCCAGTATATAGGGAATCGCATAAAAAAATATATGTTCCAAAATTTTATGGTATAAAAAATTATGGAGAAGCTGAAATATCTAAAATAGGTTCTGGAAAAGAAATCAATATTGAATTTAAAGGAGAATTAAGAGATTATCAATTGCCTATTGTAGATACGTATATGAAAGCAGCAGAGGAAAAAGGAGGAGGATTATTGGAATTACATACTGGAGCAGGTAAAACGGTATGTGGTCTTAGAATTATATCTAAAATAAAAAGAAAAACACTTATAATTGTTCATAAAGAATTTTTGTTAAGACAATGGATAGAAAGAATAGAACAATTTTTACCAGAAGCAACTGTGGGTAGAATACAAGGTAGTATTATTGATATTGAAGGAAAAGATATTGTTATTGGAATGTTACAAAGTTTAAGTATGAAAGATTATGATATTAAATTATTTAAGGATTTTGGATTAACAATAGTAGATGAAGTTCATCATATAAGTAGTGAAGTATTTAGTCGGGCACTTTTTAAAATAGTTACTCGTTATACGTTGGGATTATCAGCAACACTAACAAGAAAAGATGGATTAACAAAAGTTATAAAGATGTTTTTGGGAGATGTTGTGTTTAAGAAAAAAAGGAAGGGTGAAAATAAAGTATTGGTTAAGGCAATTGAATATATCAGTAATGATAGTGAGTTTGAAAACGAAGTATTAAATTGGAGAGGTCAGGTTAATTATACATCAATGATTAAAAAATTATGTGAATATAATCGAAGAAGTGAATTTTTATTATATGTGCTGGATGATATTATTAAAAAAGGAAAGGTAGAAGACCAGATAATGATATTAGGACACAATAAAAGCGTGCTTCATTATTTATATGATGCAATTAAGCATCGTAATATAGCTACTGTTGGATATTATCTTGGTGGAATGAAAGAAGTTGATTTAAAAATAAGTGAAGGAAAAAAAGTGATAATAGGGACATATGCTATGGCGGAAGAAGGGTTGGATATTAAATCACTTACAACACTTTTAATGGCAACACCTAAGGTAAGTGTAAATCAAGCAGTTGGAAGGATACTTAGAAAAAAAGATCACGAAGCTTTAGTAATAGATATTATAGATGTTCATGGTATTTTTCAAAGACATTGGACAAAGAGATTAAGTTTTTATAAAAAACAGAAATTTAAAGTGATAAAAACGTCTAGTGATGAATATAAAAATGATAATTGGGATACTATTATTGAAAGAAAAGGTGAAACTTTATTTACAAAAACAAAAAACAAGAAACAATCATCAAAAAAAATAAGTAAAAAAACAGTTAAAAAAACAATTAAAATTAAAACAGGAACCGAAATTTTAAATGGAACATGTTTAATCGATGATGATGATTAAGTGCGTAAAATAATCAATATATTTTAATGAATAAAATAAATAATTCTAAAAATTCGATATTATTAAAATTTAATATTTTAATAATATATAAATATGTCTCATATAAAGGTAAATGAGTTAAAATCAGTAAAGGACAAAAAAAGTCCAATAAAAGTAGATGATATTGTAACTATTGGTAATGATATTGTAAAAATATTTCCATCAGGAGTAAATTTAAAAAATATGGCAGATGCAACAATGAAAGTTTTATCAAAAGTAACCACGTTATATCATTTAAATGGTGAGCAAAAAAAAGATTTGGTAGTAGATATTTTGGAATATGTTATAGATAATACAGACGCAGGTGCGTTGGAATTTTTAGACCCAGTAATTAAAGATATGCTTCCAGGATTAATTGATACTCTTATTATGGTAGATGGCGGTAAAATACATATAGTAAAACCAGCAAATTGTATATCTAAATTAAAGTCTTGTCTTCCGTGTAAATAATTATTTCACACTTGTAATTCGATTGAAATATCGAATCCATTCAAATATAGTTTGATCTCTACAAGGCATTTTTGAACGGATTGAATTTACATCTAAGTAGTTAACTAATTCACGCGTTTCATCGAATTCATTTTCGTTTTCCGAAATAGTTCCTAGAAAATAAGTATAATGATAATTTTCCCAATGAACTAACATATCTTGTGCTATATTTAAATGGTAATAATAATCAATGTTTTGAGTATCCGTTTTTTTATGTTTTATATTCCATATTGGAAACATAGATATTTCATGTAACACTAATTTATATTTTTCATGATAAGTGGAATCATATTCAAATATTTTATTAATAATTTCTCTGGGCAAATAAAACATATAATTATATTAACGATATAATATTTAAATATTTTGCTATTCAATAATAAAATATTAATCAATAATTAATATTTTATTTAATACTTACTTGTATAAATTTATTTTTTGTAATGATTATAATTATCCGTACAGTTGATATTTGTTTTATTAACACTAAGTGGTCCCAGTGCGTTTAATGGTGGATTTACAACTGGTGATTCAAATGAGGTTCCGACAGGGGTATTATTTAAATATTGACTATATCCACTACCTCCTTTTTGATGATGTTTTTTTCTTCTTTTCTTTGTTTTTCTTTTTTTGCCTTTTTTGCTTTTTTTGCTTTTTTTGCTTTTTTTCATATGTTTTCTAGATTTACGACTCTTATTTTTACGATATTTTTTACCTTTTTTCTTTCTTCCTGCTCCACATTGAGCAGTTACATAAGGAGAAATTGGTGCATAACTTCCTTGAACTTCGCCTGCTATTTCAGAACCACCAGACGTATAACCATAACCAACACGATTATTATAAATAACATTATCTAATTTGGATCCACCACAATGATTATATTTTATAGGACCAGCATGCCCGAAACCCATTCCAGCTTTGGCGTTACCAAGCATTGAATTAAGTGTATTACCATAAGCACCTCCTCGTTGACTTTTTCTTGATTTTGATTTTTTCTTTGACCTTTTTTTAAGTGTATTTTTTCGATAACTTCTTGTTTTTGTTCTTGTTTTTTTTGGCATTATATATTAACAATATAAATTATTTATTTTTCCAAAAATAACAATTCTTGTTTACTTGTTATAGGTTCATTTGTTATTTGAGTAGGTTCCCATTTTTTATATTTCTTATTATATACGCACTTAATATTATGTGTATTTTTTAATAAAAATTTATCAATATTTACATCTTCAAAAGTATCTTCATCTTCACTTTCTTCGATTAAATCAATATCACTATTTTCTCTAATACATCGAAATAATTTATTCATAAAAACACTTGTTTTTATATTTCCAATATAAGCGTAACCAATATTTACTAAATCATTATTATCTAAACACATTAATGAATAAACATCCGTTTCTAATTCTGCTTTCACTGAAAATACCGCTTTTTGTATATTTTGAATTTGTATTTTTTCGTTTAAATATTCATTTACTACCCACGACCTATGTTGTATAGAATAAACATTATATGGTAATTTTTTCAATTTTGATAAAATACTATTATAAGATGTATTTATAATTGGAATCTTAAACAAATATTCATTGTTTAAATAAATTTTAGTTGAAATTAAGTTGGATAATATTTTCTGAATAATACTAAATTTTATATATTGAGTTTCAAACAAAACCCTTTTATTTTTATAATAAAATATGTTTTCAATACTAAATAAGTTATGTTTTTTTAATATAATATGTGTTCCATATAAAATAGTTCCGTTTCCAATTGCCAAAATAGGGTCAAAATTACAATTTATTATTTTTACTTGCTGAACTGATTTTGTTTTAAATAGATAACTTAAACTAACGCAAACAGGTTTATTATTTAAATAAGTAAACCAAATGAAATATTTCCTACCAGTTGGTATGATCACATAAAATCTGTTTTTATTATCAACCTTATTATGTAAAGTTTTTTCATAAAAAGGTTTCACTTTTGGAAATTGAGAAATTAAATATTTACGTTCTTTATTTAATAACATATATGTTTTATTACCATAATGGGTTTAAATATATTTAATAATATATTTAATAAGTGCTAAATGTTGTATCTTTTACAGTATCAAATGTGGATGGTATATCTGTATTGGATTGTTTTAGATTTTTTAAATAATTTTTAAGTTCATTTTTCATAGAATTATCATCTTTGGGTGGTTCGTATTTTACATTATTATTTATTTTTTCATACATTTCTTTGTATTGCTCCCTAGGTTGATTAACTAAATCTCTTGTTTTTGGAGTAGTTAAATTTGTTTTTAAAAAAATAAAAATATAATGAGCACATAAAATTAAAACTAATGAAATAATAATTCTTTGTAATATCCAAAATATCATATACATAATATTATATTAACTTTGTCAATAAATAACTCAACGTTTCTTTAAATGAATGGTCGTTTTCACTTAATTGTGATTGAAAAAACACATCACATATCTCTCCCTTTTCAGTTTTTTCAACTATAAAAGAAACATTACAGCTTTCATTTAATTTAAATAAATGCTCTTTAACAGAAATTTGTTCATGATTAACAGGAATAGAATATACTTTTTTTCGTATCCATGTATTGTTATCTACATATAATGTGTAATTGTCTAAATAATTTTTAAATTTATAATAACATTCGTCTTTTTGAACCTTTGATATATCTACAAAATGATGGTAGTATTGATTATTATAAATAGTAAAATAACCATTATTAGACAAAATTATATTTTTAGTGTTATCTTCATAATATAAATCGTTTTTAAGTTTATTAAAATTAATTTTATGTATTGGTAAATCTTGAATATAATATTTCATTTTATATATATTATTTGAAAGTATTTAAACCGATTTGGTAGAATAATTTTATATGGTAAAAATAATTTTGGTAAATAAAAACGCTTCATTGACAGAAAAGTCTGTTAAAAACTTTGAATTAGCTACGTTGTATAAAAAATGTAGTTTAAAATCAGTATCTAATTTTGATAAAAGACATACTTGGAATGTAAATTCTAGTTTTTATTCTGTTTATGCAAAAGATAATGGTCGTGCAAATAGTGAAAATAAATATGACCTTCCTCCTCCTGTGGATGAAACTTTATATTTTAATACAATGGCTATAATTAAACATGTTAATTCGCAAATAACAAATGAAACAGTTGTAAATTTAACAAAAGAAGAGTGGGGAACTGTATATGAAAAATTATTTGGAGGATTTGAAGATTTAGATCATTCAGAGGAATTAAGTGAAGATGAAGAAGATATTTCGGATAGTGAAAAAACAAAAGAAGGATATCATAAAGATGGGTTTGTAGTAGAAGAAGACGATGATGATGATGATGATTATATTCCCGAAGAAGATGATGATTTAGAAGAAAGTACAAGTTTCGATGAAGAAGAGGAAGATGATGAAGAAGAAGAATTTGAAGGTTCTGGTGAAGGAGATGAAGAAGAAAGTGAAGAAGAAGAAGAAGATAGCGAAGAAGAAGAAGATAGTGAAGAAGAATATTATTCCGAATTGAGTGAAGATAGCTATTGTTCATCCGAAGAAGATTAATAATAAATTGAATTTAAAAATATAGTTTTGAATATTATATAATAATGAAGGTAGAAAATCCAGAAATTTTAAGAAATAATGTATCTAATATGTTTAAAACTCAATTTAATATTGATAATGAAAGTTTATGTAAAAATATAGAAATCAGTATATTTAATTATACTTTAAGAGAAGCAACAAATAAAAAAATTGTTAAAAAATGGGAAAATAAATATTTTGTGCAACTTTATGTTAATAGATTAAAATCATTAATTTATAACATGAAAAACAATAATACATTATTAAATTCAATAAAAAATAAGGAAATAAATAAATTAGGGTTAGAAAATTTATCACATAGAGAAATGAATCCGTCTATTTGGAGAAAATTAATTGAAGCAAAGGTAAAAAGAGATAAAAATATGACATCGGATAATATGATGGCGGCTACTGATCAATTTAAATGTTATAAATGTAAAAAAAGAAAATGTACTTATTATGAAATGCAGACTAGATCTGCTGATGAACCAATGACTACATTTGTAACATGTTTAAGTTGCGGTAATAGATGGAAATGTTAAGTTAATACAATATTTAATAAATTCAATAATAATTGATAAAAAATATATCATTTTAAAATGTTATATTTTTTATATATGAGTACGACAATACCTAATACATTGTTTCATCAAAATTTATCAAATGGAACGATAGAATATATCAATAAATATCCTTTTGTTGTAAAAAAACATTTTATGTTTGGGTCGAGTATTAATAATAATTTTACAGAACAAGAAAATATTTCTTTACTTGAAGCACAAAAACATGTTTTAAAAAATACAGAGTTTATAGGATTTACATTTGATACTAGTCATAATAGTATAAATATACAGGATATTTCAAGAGGAACAATTGGAAACGCTTATTTTTATAAAAATAATAGTACAATATCATCCGCTACTGACAGAACTGCTTATTTAATTAAAAATAATGGAATGTCGGAATCACAATTTACAGAAGCGGATGATGATTATTATTTTGGTGATTTAGATTATGTTAAATTTACAATCCCACCTACCGATATTTCAGATATTTCACATAATATGACTAATTTATCATATAATCTTGCTCAATTTGCTACATATCCACCAAGTCAAATGAATGATGTGGCTGAAATATTAGTTCAAGCAGTAGGTAATCAAGAATTATATATTGATTATTATTTTTATATATGGGAAGATATGAATGGTCCTTGGTTTAATGGGTCATCATTGTCAATGACTCCTAATAGCAATCAACTAATTAATAATGGAATCACAAGACCAGTACATTTTAATGATATATCAAATCAAGCACAAATAAATACAGCAGACGCAAGTGGTAACAAGTTATATACATATGATTATTCAGTTCCCAACGTTTCGGATACATCAAGTAATTTTATAAAAGTATTTAAATTAGGAGGTTCTTATGGAGTAAATAATGGATTACCTGAGAAATCATCTATTATTTTTACTAGTCCAAAATATACAAAATATAATTTTTTATGGACTTATGCTATTAGAAATAGTTATAAATTGATTTTTACATATGATAATGGAACAGTTATAGAGTATTTATTAGAAGGTTATTCTCCATTTTATACACCTACATTAAATATTTCTGGAAATAATTGGAATTATGATTCTTTTTCATCTATGGGAACATTAGACGGTCATTTTACTACATTAAACGTAGAAAGAATATATAAAGCAATTACCCCAATCGATTTATCTTATAATACAGGGGTAATTACTTTAACTATACCAGAACAAGATGTATATGATTTATCAGAAAATTTTGTAAAAAGATATCAACCAGAAGGTAGAAAAGGAAATAAATATTTGATAAATCCAATTACTAAAAAGGAATACATACATTTACATGAAAATAATGAAATCACAAGATTAACATATAATATTTATTTTTTTATTGATGAAGAAATCCAATATGGTAAAACTGCTTCTAATATCCCAATTGATTTATCTAATAATACATTAACACAGAATATTAATTCATATCCATATGGAGATAATTTCGTTAATATTTCTTATACACAAATAGTTGAATTAAGTGATAATTCCGTTTATTTTGAAACAATACCAAAAGCAACAATTGATTTTGGTGACTTGGCTGGTAAATATGATGGTGTAAATAGTGAAGGTATTTCTAGAAATAGATATAATAATGAAGATGATTTAGATGGAACACCGTCGGAAGTTAACGCTCAAACAACCATTAATAATGATACAATAGATAAATATTTTGCTTATGAAAACAATACTGTTTTAAATACGCAAATATTATATGTTAGACGTCAAGATTTAATAAATACACCATATTATGCTCATTTAGTATCTTCAAATGATTGGACAGTTGTATATAAATTTTTTAATATTAACCCAACAACAAGTCAAATAAATTATAATATGTCAAGTAATAAATATTTTATTAGGTGGAATTATAATATAACACGATATCAATATAATAAAAATTTCCCTATTGATGAAAAACAAGCTTATTTAAATAAAACGTCGTTTAATAGTGGTATAAGTAATTTAAGATTATTTGATTTTACTGAATTTGGAAAAAGAGTTTATCCTAACTCTTTATTGGATTTAACTTATTCATCATTACCACATTATACAAATAATGTTATTGATTATTATTATAAAAATTTAAACATTTCTATACCCCAAGATACATTGGATCGTTTAACTACTAATATTTTTTTTAATCATAATGAACTAGCAAGAGCAAAATTAAACATTTATATTTTTAAACCAAATACAATAAACGGAGCAAACCAACAAAATAATTACGATACAAGAGATATTAATTATAATTTATTTGACTTATCGTATTCGTTTTATGATTCTACAAAAACACTTCCATTAAAACAAAACATTTCTATTGATATTAGTGAAAATGGGAGAGATGATACATTAATAAGCGGGCAATATATAGTGGAATGGGATTATGAAATTGTAGTAGATGGTGGTGTTTCGGCTAATTATTTACCCTTTGATAAGAGTTCGACCAGTGGAGAGTATCAAGTAAACAGCGGTGTTATTAATGTTCCATACAACGATTTTTTATATGATTTAAGTGGTCTTAGTGTTTATGCTAATTCTAGTTTTACAAATTTATTTTTAGAATTTGATCAAAAAAACATAGAGAAATTTGTTGATTATATAAATATATATCATAAAACATTAGATATTACTAATACAATTCTATCTTTTAACTTTTTATTATTTACTCCTAACAAAGAAGAATCACAAACCAGTGGTAATATATGGAGTCTTCCATCTGGATATCAAGGTAGAGAAGACCCTAGAATATATCAAACACCCACAACTTATTTAAATAAAACTATTGTTCCAAGTCCAACTTTAATTCATGAAAACGTTAATTTATATGGCGACATAGGAATTGATTCTAGATATGCTTCATACACTAGTAATGTAAACGAGTTTTATAAAATGGTGAAAATTTATGATATTTCAAATACAACTAATATTAACTTAGGAAATGAAATTCCAAGTAGTTTAAGAGATATAAGTAATTATATTATTGAAATGGTAATACCAGAAGGACAAACAAATCATACAGATATTAGCGCTAATTTTGGTGTAGGTAGTATTGATAATTTTAATATTCAAAAAGTTTTAGATAAACAATCGGGTGTTCATTTAGGATTATTAACAGATTCTTCTAATAATACCATAGCTTATTATAAAGATGGCAATCCATATTACTTAAATACATTATCAGGTGAATCTATTTCTGGAAAAATAAGATGGATGATGGAAGAAAAAAATAATAATATTTCTGTTACCGTAAGTATAAATAATAAAAAAGGTATTTATTTAGAAACGGCAGGATTTTTAGCATCGAGATTAAGTAAATTAGGTTCTGGTGCAACAGATATGTCTCAAAATATGTCTACTATTAAGGTTTATGATAAACGGAATAATTCAGAAAATATTTTAATGACAGACATATCACGAACAGATATTATTTTTCATCAAATACGTGACCCAACAATTATAGGTGGAAACGATACAGTACCACTAAGTCATATACATACAAATTCTACATTCCAAATTCCATATATATGCAGAATGGACTATAAAATACATGATAGAACAAATAATTTTAAATTTGATAGTATTATTAGAAAAAAAAATTATGAATTAAATAATATTTATCATAGAATAGAAGATTGGGATATATCGTATAATACAACAAGCGAAGGTATATTAGATTATTCTTTTAATAAAACGGCGGAAAATCCATTTAGTCATAAATATGTTTATGGCGTAGGGTTTATATCACCAATAGATTATGATATTACTAACTTTTATTATCCAGGAAAATTAGATTTATTATTTAATGAATCAAGAAGAACATTAACGTTAGAAATTACAGATCAAAATTTGTTATATTTAACATTTAATTTAGTGGAGTTATGGAATGCTGTTAACGATAGAACATCCGTTCAATTTATATATTTTGGTTGGGAACCAAAAAGTACAAGAATTAAAAGTTTAATTAGTAATAGTTTAGATCCAAATCTTGCAAATGATATGAATAATGTAGTAACGGAATTAAGTGGAGTTGATTATACTAACACTAATGTTGATTTTATGTATACGATTGCGTCCAATACATCTTATGAGGAAAATTCACCAAGAATACCAAAAACAGTTTTTATAATTAATGAAACGGATTTAAAAAGTGGCATATATTACGTTGGTTGGAGTTATATAATTAATAATACTTACAATATTAATAAAATCCCACCTACACGTGATTATGATTTATCATTAGCAACTATTATTATACCTTCTTTTCAATATAAACCAAATCAAGTAAATATAGATATCGATGATACCATATCACAAGTAAAATTAACTATATCTCAAAATGAAATTATCGACATGTCGAAAAATATTTATTTTAAAAATTATGGGTTTGAAGATATTAGTGAAGTTAAGATAAATTTTTATTTATGGACACCGGATAACGTTATTCGAGAAGATAATAGCGGAGGATGGTTATTACCAGATGATTATATAGGATTAAACGATGTAAGAATAAAAGAGTTTCCAGTAATTTATTATGATAATAATGATAAAGTTAATAAATTATATGATATATCATATAATGGTGGATATGGATTAGATAAATCAAAAGCACATGTTAAAACATTAAAAGGAAAACATTTATATGATTTATCGTGTGCTGTCTTTACATTAGCTGATTTAAGTTTAAATAATTTACCATATTCTAATAAATATTCAAGGAACGGAAATCAAGTACCTTATATTTCAATATGGAATTATGAATTAGTTATGAAAAATACGTCTGAATATGCAGGTATTTCAATACAATCAGATATATCTAATACAAGTGATGTAAATTTTGAATTTAGAAATCCCGATTGGATCATTAACTATGAATTATTATTTAATAATAATAAAACAAATATAGAAGCCAAATTAAATACTAGTGATTTTTATAATTATTCTTTAAATAGTGTGGTGGATGATGTTACAAATAATATAAGAAAGTTTGTAAATGTAAAATTAGATGTAATTGATGGAACAGATGAACTGTCGTATCATAAGTTAGACAATAGTGGTAATAATATATTATTAAATACAATACAAATTAATGAAACACAATATAATAATAATACGGTTTACTTACATAATTTATATTCCACACAAGGTATTCAGCGAAATGTTGAAATACCTACAACGGCTACCGGGGGAAGTTGGACGTTTAACGCAGTAACAGGAACAATTAATTTTCAATCAACCCCATACAGTCCAATTGTTATTAATTCAAATAATCCAATTTATTTTACTTTTTATAAAAGAATTAATACAACACCTTTAAATGAAATATTTAAAAAAAGTCAAGCGTCATTTCAAAACACAACATTTAATAAGTATTTTTATAATTGTAAATTATTAATAGAACCAGTTGTTCAACCAGAACCTATTGTAGTATTTAATAGTTATAGATGTACAGCGGAAGGTTGTTTTAAAGAAACGACAAAAACAAAAGAAAATAAAAACTTTATTCAACGATATTCTTCCTTATTTAATGTTAATTTTAAATTAGCGTCAAAAATTAGTTTTGATTGTGGATTAGGAAATACTCAATCAACAAATAATCAAGTTGTAAGTAATATGAATCAACAATCTAATAATCAACAATCTAATAATCAACAATCTAATAATCAACAATCTAATAATCAAGGCGGTGGATATTAATTTAGAATTATTAGAAATCATATGGTTCTATTTAAATAAATAGTATTTCATTATAATATATAATGAGTTCGAATTTCGAAGGTATTGAATTAAAAATGTTAAATTTTTCTATTAATCCACAAAATGAAGCACAACATAATAATATTAAAGTTATTAAATTTTATAATAATGTCCAACCATTTGTTTTAGTTAAAAATGATATTTTAAATACTTCGGATATACCAACCTGGAATGCACGTCAAATAGTAGTATTTGATTTTGAAACTAATTTGGGATTTTCAGGTGATAGAGTTGGTAAAATAATAGCACAATATTCAAATCAAACGTTTACTGATAATGAATTAAACTTTGATTTTTCAAGTTATACCGTATTTAAGATATTAAAAATTAAAAAAATAGGAGGTTCAGAAACATTTAAAAATATACAAGAAACTATCGATTCATTTGATTCTAATGGAAATGTATCTGGAACACAATTAGAAAATATAAACATAGTAAAGGAAAGTTTTAATACACAAAGTACATTAAAAATTAATTTTTCACAATCATCTGCTTATTTTATGTTTGGATTTAAGTGTTCTTCTACAAAGTCATTATTATATAATACAGATGAATCCAATTCTCAAAATCATACATTTGATAATATGTTATATATTTATAATAATAACTTTACAACAGGATTTTCTAGTTCTTTTGTTGAAAGTTCAATAAAATTAAAATTATTGATGACTAATATAAATCCAATTGAAATTGTAAATACATCACCAGTTTCTAATTATAATATTTTAGTTAACAATAATATATCAACAACCATAGATATTGGAACAACAAATGAAATAGTTTTGTATATTGAAATTTTAAGTGGTGTTACTAATAGTAAAATTAATTTACGTTTCATTAGCGATGATATCATTTTTAATACATTTGTTCCTGAATTTAAACAAACAAAAACGAATCAATATTTGGTAAGTTCAACGCCTAGTGGTTTAAATCCAGATTTATATAAATTCAATATATCAGTATTTAAAATTTCAGCAGTAGATAAAACAACTAGATCTACAACAAGTGTAATTAGTTTAAATGGTAGTAGAAATATTGAATTTGTTATTGAACCAGATTTAAAACAAGAATATTTTGGGGGGGCAAATCCCTTAGTACCAGCATTAAGAATTATTATTACAAATCAACATCCTACCATTTTCAGCATGGTAAATGAAATAAGATTTCCAAGTATTGACCCAAATAATATATCGGATATAAGTAATAGTGAGTTTACTATAACAAGTACCTCTAATCCCAATAATGTAAATAAAAAGTTATTAGTAAGTTTTGAAGTAAAAAGTACTTCCAGTTTATTTGATTCTGTTACAATACCTAATATTTCTATACAAGTAGCTAGTATATTATCAAATTCAACAAAATGTTTTATAAATACGGCTGATAATATTGTATCATATGTTCCAACTATTAATATTTCAACAGCTCCTGGGACAATTGAAGATCTTTCTAGTGCTACATTAACAGGGACAAATGTACAAACAGCAGTAACATCACAAGTTTATAATTTCATAGTAAAAGTAGTAGATAATCAATTTGTTATAGAATATGATACAACTTTACAATTGGATCCTATTATTCGCAGATTTAGTAGTTTAATAAATGATATAAGTTTCCAAGCTTTTGAAAACGATACTTACATTTTTGATACTAGTCATATTAGTAATCAAAATCATTTATTAACATTTTTTACAAATAGTACAATAAATAGTAATAATGAGTTATTGAATAAAGTAGTATATCATGATAATATCAATCAAGGGGAACCAGGTTCTCGTATAATATTAACGGTTCCATTAAGTACATCACATTCAACCATTTTTATATCAGATTTTCCATCTGGTGCGGCTAGTAATAAGAAATTAAATGGATTGTGCAAAATAAATATATTAGCAAATCCAACAAATATTAATATTGGAACATTTAATTTTACACTATTAAAAGGAGGGGGTATAAGTACAATGAGTTTAGTTCCCAATCTAGATAGCAATGGTATACCAGTAGAAGGAATAAATGATTTAACTATCGGAATGGACTCAAATAATACAGATGCTACTCGTATTGTGGAATTATTTCAAGGAGAACAAACACCAATACCAATTATAAAAGTGTATTCTATTTATTTACCTAAACCCGATAATGTAACGTTTACAGTGTTTAATAAAACATTTATTACATTAAATTGGAATGTAAACAATGGAACTATTTACCCATTTGCTAATCCTAGAAATAGTAGATTCACAATATCTGTTTATTATAATGTATATAGGGAAGATTCAGATACGACAAATATATCGTTGATTGGAACTACAATATTTAATTCATTTACTGATACAACAGCAACAAATTTTAATAATTATAATTATTATATCGAATCACTTGCAACATGGGAAGGAACAAGTATTACTTCTCTGCGAAGTGATCCATTATTTGTATTTGTATGTGAAAATAATAGATTTCCAAATGGTAGATGGAATAATTCATTTTCAAATCCAAAATTATACAAACAATTATCATCGTGTAGTGATAGAAATAGTATGACATCAAATTTATTCCCTAATTCATGGTCAATAAGTAAAAAACAAACATATGCTCGATTAGCCAATTTATCTATTAATAAACGATAAAAGTAAAAATATAAATAATGTATGTAAATATATTATTTATTCAATTATTCTAATAATTCTAAATCATTAATATTCCAATATTCACTAGAACCATTTGGTAATGGTCTTCGTATTATAAATGGTATTTTTTTTTTAATAAGTTCTTCATTAGCAATAGTCAATCCATCTATCATATTATTATCTATTTGTATAAATGGTTCAGAACCACTATTTATTTGTTGTGCTCTAATACCTATTATTTTTGCTTTTTCATACTTGGTCATAATTGGTATGGTTTTATGAAAAGGATCAACAATATTTCCATTTTTATCTTTCACAATTGTGGATAATGTTTGTAATTCTTCTTCTGATATTTGTGTAACTTCTGGATGATAACTTAGTAATGTATTTTTCTCTTCATAGGCCCATTCTAATTTTTGTAAATCATCATCGTCATCATCGTCATCATCGTCATCATCGTCTTCATCATCTTCTTCTACTATGTCGTCTTCTTCAACCTTGCTAGTTTCTGTATTTTGTATATCATCTTTATTTGATTCATTTGTATCACTATTTGAAACATTCTTTTTTTCTAAATTATCAACAGAAGTATCATTGTTATCTTTTTTTTCTTCATTAACTGTTTCATTTTCTTCTTTTTTTTCTTCGTCTGGTGTGGTTAACCCGAAAAAATCTGTTACTATTTTACTCATATGTATTAATAATAGACTTAATTTTAATTAATTAAAAATTAATAATTAATTAAATCAATTTTATATTTATTCATTTTTCCAAACATTATCACATAAACAACATAAATACATATATTTCATAGCCGAATCATTATATCGAATTGTAACTATTTTTGTATCTTCGCCTTCATTATTAGATATACATTCGGCATTTGGACATTTTACATTTTTAACCTGGGGTAAGGTAGGGTCTAATTTTGTATATTCATTTACAATATCTTTATAATTTTCTTGTTTTTTATTAATATAACTTTTTGATACACAAATCAACGATTTATCAACAATTAAATCTTTGTCTTCATAGTTACACTGTCTACAATAATAAACCAAATTATTTAAATTTTCAGATTTATCAGAACCTTCACTTAATTTTATATAGTACATATTGCTACATTTAACACAGAAATGCATTTTATATATATAAAATTATATATTTATATATTTCTTTCAATTTTATATATTTATTCAATTATATTTTTTAAACAGTCATTAAATTCATTTAATAATTCACCTTTTTTTTTACATAGTAATTTCATACTATATATACTCATTTTCATAATCGTTTCATCATCTTTTAATAACATAGTATCAATATCGTTTATTTTTTTTATTATTGAATCTTTATTTGTTTTAATATGAGTATGAATATTTATTTTGAATTTTTTATATACTTTTTTACATATATTTTTATTTAAAACATCAAGTATTCCTATTTTAAAACTAGAATACTTAATAATGTTGTTATAAGTATTAAAATTAGGATGTGATTCTGTTAATCCTGGTTCATTTAATAATGGTTTATTATGAAACAAAGTAATAAGTGTTAATAATACACTAGAAATACTTTGACATGAAGACCATTGGGGACCACTCCAAGTATTTAATATAGATATACATACCTTTCCATTTCTATATAAATTAGGATTAAATCGAATTTTATCTTTATTTGTTAAATATTCAACATGCGGAGGTGAATATGGATACTCATCTGGATATGTAAATTTAAAAAAATACAAACCATGACTATATATAGTATCTTCTGGACCAATAATTAATGCATAACCTTTTTTTATATTTTTGGTATCATGGATGTAAAATATACCTTGATCATTTAACGGATTTTTATTAATATGAATAACATCTTTCAATAATCTCTTTTCTCCGGTGCTAAGTGACATTTAAATAATTATAATAAATACATTTAAGTATATTCCATAATTATTGATTTGGATAATAATTATAAAATTGATTTAAAAATTTTTTGTATCATTAGATTATACAAAAATGTCGCCTTTAGGTGTATTTCTACAGAAGCATAAAATTAAGAAGGGTGAGCAATATACTCACACCAGAATTGGTGACAAAAACTCAGAAATATATGGAGGAGCATACTTTATTCCTATATCACAAATGAAACAATTTCACAAAGTTTATACAAACAACGTTTTAAAAAAGAAAAATAAAGAATACTTGACCGAAGCACAGGATAGAGAAAATGGAGGAGCTATTTTGGTTGATTTTGATTTTCGATATTCTACTGAAATAACAGAACGACAACATTCGGAAGAACATATCAATGATATTGTAGAGTTATATGTTGAAAAGATTCATGAATTATTTAATTTAGATAAAAAATCGTTTACTGTTTATATATTTGAAAAATCTAATATTGTTACCAAGGATGATATAGTAAAAGATGGTATTCATATGATTATTGGATTACATTTAAAACATGATAAACAAATGTTATTAAGGAAACATGTATTAAATTGCATTGGTCCTCAAATTTTAGATGACTTATGCTTAGAAAACAATTCAGATAATGTTTTAGATGAAGCAATTACAAGTGGTAGAAATAATTGGATGATGTATGGTTCTAGAAAACCAAATAATGAAGCATATAAATTAACTTATTACTATAAAATAACGATTGATAAAAGTGAGGACGCTATTCATACGATTGAAGAACAAGATATTAAAAATATTAAAGATAGTAAGGCAGTAAGAATATTTAGTCCTAGGTATTCTGAGTGGCCGAAAGCACGATTAAAAGAAGGATTTGAAGCTGAATTAAATCAAGTATCATCTCAGCGAAACAGTCACATTAATACTTCATTAGGAACGGCAATTGTTGATATTCCTGGTTCCTTATATAGTTATGTTTCTCGTGAAAACTTAGAATCATTAATTGTTGATAAAAATAGTTTGGATGAAGTAATGAATTTAGTATTTGCCTTTTTAGATAAAAACAATCCATCAATACGCGAAATTCATGAATATACAATGGCATTGCCAGAACCGTATTATACTGCTTATAGTAAATGGATTTCAGTAGCAATGGCATTAAAATCTAAGAGTGAATTATTACTACCAACATTTATATACTTTTCAAGTCAATGGGATAGGTTTGATTATAATAATATCAGTGATGTGTTAGATAAATGGCAAGGTATAAGCAATCCAGTAGCAGGAAACAGTTTAACACATTTAAGTATACGATATTGGTGTCAATTAGATAATAAGGAAGAATATGATAGAATTAGAGAGAAATCAACTGATATGTATATTAGAAAAACGTTATCTGGTGGGCCACAAAATGCAGGTGCTGATTATGATATGGCAGTATTAGCTCATCATTTGTATAAAGATCAATTTAGATGTGTTGCTATCAAGAAAAATATTTGGTATACATTTCAAGGGCATAAATGGCGTGAATGTGATTCTGGTAGTGATTTAAGAAGAAATTTATCGAGTCATTTAGCTAAGATATATATTAATAAGGAAAGAGAATGTATGACAAAAATAAGTGAATTAGGTAATGATATTACAGAGGAACAAACAAAAAAATTATCAACAGAAGCAGCTACTTATTGTGGTGTTGCTTATAAATTAAAAGGTTGTACACCTAAAAATAATATTATGACTGAATGTAAGCATCAGTTTTACGATAATAATTTATTAAATCAATTAGATACAAATCCTATGTTATTATGCTTTCAAAATGGCGTGTATGATTTTGAAAATGATGTATTTAGAAAAGGATTACCAGAGGATTATATATCATTAAGCACAAAAATTCCTTATATAAAAGTGGATTCTAGTAATCCAAAACATAGAGATATTATGGAAAATATTGATGATTTTATGGCAAAACTATTTCCAGATCCAAAATTAAGAGAATACATGTGGGAACATGCTGCGTCTTGTTTAACTGGTAATAATTTAAATCAAACATTTAATATTTACACTGGTGTAGGTAGTAATGGTAAATCTATGTTTGTAAAATTAATGGAAAAAGCAATGGGAGCTTTAAAAGGAACCGTTCCAATATCATTAATTACTCAAAAAAGACAGGGTATAGGTGCTTCTTCATCAGAAGTAGCTTGTTTAAAGGGATTACGATATGCTTGTATGAATGAACCTAGTAAAGGTGATAAAATAAATGAAGGTATATTAAAAGAAATAACTGGTGGTGACCCAATACAAGCTAGACAGTTATATTCTGAAAGTATCATATTTACACCACAATTTAAATTAGTATGTTGTACAAATCATTTATTTGAAATTAAAGCACAAGATGACGGAACATGGAGACGTATTAGACAGGTTCCATTTGAATCTAAATTTGTAAATAATCCTTCAAATAATCCAGATGAAAAACAGTTTAAAAAAGATAAAACATTAGAAAATAAATTAACTAAATGGGCACCTATATTTATGGGTATGTTGGTTGATATTGCTAGAAAAAGTAAAGGTCATGTAAAAGATTGTGATAAAGTAATGGAAGCAAGTAATAGTTATCGTAAGAGAAGTGATTATCTAACAAAATATGTTGATGAATGTATTAAGAAAACAAATGATCCAAATGATACCTTATCAAAAAAGGAAGTTAAAAATAGTTTTAAAGAATGGTATGAGAGTAGTTTTGATGATAAAACACCTCCATTACAAGATTTATATGATAAAATAGATAATATATGTGGTAAATATAAATTAAGAAAATGGGTAGGAGTTAAAATTATATATGATTTTGATTATCCAGATGAAGATTAATAGTAAACAATAAAAATAATATTATAATAATTATTATTTTTATTGGGAAGTTATAAAATACAAAAATGACGCGATTATAACAGTAATTAACGCAATTGTAAAATATAGTGTATCTATAAAATGAAAGCGTTTTACATTTAACATTACTATATTTATCAAAAAATTAAGTAAATAAATAGGAACTAATAAAAATGTTAATATTACTATGTATCCGTATCTATCTACTTGATAAAAACGTTTATAAATAAATATAAACACCAATACAGCTAATACGATCCAATATAATACATGTAAAATTCCGATAGTATTTTTATAATCATCCGTAGATTTATCATAAAAAGTAGCATGTCTAATATCAACATTTAATTGTCTTTCATTTTCACGGACAACTTTTATACTATGATTACCAGATTTAAGCATTTTTTGGTTTAATTCATTTTGTTCTTTTGATGTGTCTAGTGAGGTTCGATATGTCAATAAATCATCGATGAGGAGATCTAATTCATTATTATATTTACAAGGTTTAATATTATCATTGTCATCATGCGGTGTTTCACAGGCCTCAAATGGGCCTATGTTATTACTCCAATCACAATCATTAGCACTACCGTTTTTCATTATAACTTCCATACCTTCTATTTTTTTATTAAAAATGTTAGTAAATTTAAAATTATCAAAAAAACTAAAATTAGTTATTTCTTCGGCTTCTGAGTTATTTTCTTTTTCTTTATTTTTAAATGATTCTAATGCCTTTTTTCGTTCTTCTCGTTTAATTTCTAAATAATATTCTAATCCACATCTTTTTTTATCAGATGGGTCATCTAAATTGCAACCACCTTCTTTATAATAATTATATTCAGCTGATTTTATTCTATCTGGTAAATCTTCATATTCATTCTTTAATTTATAATATTTATGTTTGTTTTTTTCAATTATATTTTCTTGAACTACCTTATCAATATTAATATTATTTATCATTATCTTATACATTAATTAGAATAAAAATAACATTAATATTATAAATTAATGTTATTAATGGATAAAACTATAATTATGTCGGTTTAAAGTGTCTTCTTTTCTATTTTTAAAACTTTCACACATTAAATTACGAATTATTCCACCTGATTTAGACTTATTTTTGTCGATAGCCACTCCATCATCACCATCAAATCTTGAATCATATACTTGCTCTAATTTATCATAATCAAATTTATCTCTACGTAAATTAGTGGCAATTTCACTAATTACATTATATAGCATAAATGCAGTAATAAGTACAATTACTCCAAAATAAATAGAATCGGGAATCATTTTAACTTTTTTCCTAATAAATAAAATGATATTTATGATTACTAAACTAAAAAAAATAAATTTAAAAATATAAATATGAGAATTGTATCTATCATATTCCCATTCACTTGCTTCTACAAGACGTTGTTTATTCATTTTTTCTTGTTTAATATTATCAATATGTTGTTGCAAGTTTTCACTTTTTTTCCCCAGAACCGCAAATAATGTTGTTTTATCTTGTAAATTTCTCTTATTTTCTTTAAGGACTTGTGTTTCACGTTGTTGTGTATCAGCAAAAATACCTCCTTGAAAAGTATTAGTAAGTTCGTTTTTAATATTATCACAATCTGCTTTGTCCTTGGTATTAAGATTACCGCTATCACATAATTCGATAACCTTATTTTTAAGATTATTTAAAACATCGACAACATTTGACATATATATATATATATATAAATAATAATAAATTAATCTTTCAATAACATAGCTGTTGATACTCCTGCTGCTACCAATAATCCAATCATTACTGTATATTCTATATTTTTACTTGGAGTTTTTTTTTTCATATCTTCTAAAAAAGCGTTTATAGTAAGATTTCTTTCTTTCTTTTTTTTTATCATTTTCCTTAAATGATTTGTGGGGTTTTCATAATTGTCGATAAGTATTTTGTTATAGTTTTTAATTTTTTTGTATCTAAATTCTTTGTCATTTTCTATATTTTCTAACGTTAAATTACTTTCTAAATTTTTATTTTCATCGGATAAAGAGTTTAATTTCATCTTAATCGTATCCACGTTAGGGACCGCTTTCCACAAAATATTATCTACAAATTCAGTTTGTAATTTTGTATGTTTAATTAATGGATTATTTTTTATTTCACAGTCATAACAATCTTGAAAATCTATTCGGTCTTTTTCGTTTTTTACGGCATTGATAGGAATAGTTTTGACGCCATTAATATAATCTTGACAATCGTCAGAACAACGGTCAGTAAAAGATTCTTTATAATTTTGAAAACCAGATGTACTACTATCACTAACAACATATTGATTCCATTCTTCATTGTAAACATCTAAATTTTCTTCATCTTGATGTATAGAACCATATTTTACTGTGTTACATCCAGAAAAATTATATACGTGATTCTCGTTATTATCATTATTTTTATTATCAATATTTGTATAATTACAGTTTTCACGACTGTAACTGTTTATACCTAACTCACAGTCTTTTTTATCTTGTTTACCGTAACTGTTATAATTTCTAATATAGTCCTCATCCTCATCTACTTGTTTTTCTGTAATATTTATATCATTACATCCTTTAAATTGTCCTGCTTTTGTACCATCAGCATAATTTTTCCCAGATATATCGGTTAAGATTTTCAAGTTATCTCTTGCATCATCTTCGCTATATTCGGTCGTTTCTTTCCACCTTGTATGACGATATTTAGTAGGTACAACATGTTTAGTACCAGGTATTTTTCTCCATCTATATTGTGGTACCTGTTTTGATTTTACAACTGTATATGGTACACTCCATGAATAACACCAACCGCTAGACCACCAGAAAGCAGCCGGTATACAAATACGCTTGGTTCTATATTTAGTATAGTATTTTTTAACAGTTTTGTAGTGGCTAATCTCTTTAACAACCTTATCAGGTGGGGACATATAACTATAACCATGGGTTATAACTTCTCTGTTATTCTTTGTGATAGGATCATCATAATATGGTGTTTTTCTATATTTTTCATATTTATTTGCATGAAAAATTGCATTTGTATATTCATCTTGTCCGTTATTCTTACTTTTATGTTTAATATCGCATCCAATCTTACATATTTCTTTATTACTTGCTTCATCATCACATACCTTATTACATTTAGTTAAACCTGCATTTGCATTATCATTGTTTTTGTTACGAATTGCTACCAAATCAAATTCATTTCCAGGAACATCTGCAAGAGGATCTGATGTCATACCTTCAATTATAGGTTTATTTTTTCTTTTTAAATATAATTTTCCTTGTTTAGTAGTCATGTATATATATATAAATTAATAATATATTTTACAATTTTAATATATTATTTTAATTTTTAGACATCATTTTTATCATTAAATAAATAAATATTAATGAAGTTAATCCAATTGCTCCATATTGAATTTGAAGAATAGATATACTTTTAAGAAAATCATCTCGTGACGTATCAAATGCCTTAATATCATCTGTAATACCTTTACTTTTTTTAACTAAATCATTGTATTTATTAAATGCATGACTTATTTGTATAGATTTTATATTTCTTTTATAATCGTCATTTGTTTCTCCTCCTTCCAATTTTGCTTCTAGTTTTAATTCTCTTAACTTTCTTTTTTGTTCTTCTTGCCCTGCAATAAGATTATTTATTTCAGTATTATTATATTGTTTACATTTATTGTCATCTGTAAAATCGACATTACCATTTACATATGATGGGATGTTGGTAAATGTGGGTTGATCTTTAGGACAAGTAATAGGAAAATCTACATGATTTGGTAGAAATGAACTTTCACCAGTACTATCCTCATATAAATAATATTGGTTATTAGAATTTAAATAATATATATTTCCTTTTGCATCTTTCACATTCTTTGGTTCTGGTAAGTTGGCATCCAACTCTTTTTGTTTTTCAATAATCTTTTCTTGGAAATAAGGTATGTAATTATTTTCAAGGAATGCGATATTTTTCTCCATGTATTTTTTATTACTACAAACCAACTCTGTTCGCTTCTTGTCGGTACCATTATTATATTTAAAAGTATTATCTTGATTATTCGGAGGATACAGCACTTTTTCAAATAATTGTTCACACGTTAATTCCATACCTGTATAATTTTCTATATTTTTGCTAAATACCATAAATTTATTTTTATTATTTAAGAATTTATTACCTTGATTTAAATTATGTTTATTTGATTTCATTTCTAAAATGTTATTTAAAAAATTTTTAATAGGATTCATATAAATACAATATAGAAGTTTATTTTTTCAATAATTTAATAATATAATATCCCATAAATCCCATTCCTAGAACATAGTAAATCAAATGCATAGTTAATTTTGTATTTTCTTCATAAATATCTTTTTTTAATTGAGTTCCTGTTAAAGATTTATTATTGATATTATTATTAATAAAATACGGTTCTGACAGCTTATTTAAATTTGATGATGATTCGTTCTGTTTTCTGATTTCTCCTGTAATGATACCAATTTGTCCAATTAATTGGTTCTTAAAATTTAAAATAGGCGTATAATTTGCGTTTTCTTCATTTATTAATGTTTTAGAATACTCACATATTAATTTTTGTTTCTCGTTCACCAGCTTCTCTTTTGTTGTTTTATCTGTAATTTCAAATTCCATTTTATATAATAGTATGATAAAATACAAATAAAAATATATAATTTGTATTTTATTTATTGAACACAGAATCTGTAAAATTCGGTTGTAATAGAAGTAGGACTAGACCTTGTTATTTTACATAATTGCCCTGGTCTTAACCCTATTGCTTGTGCCACAGGGTCGAATCTACTAATTTCAGGAACTTCTGAGTCTTTGGTGATGTTAAATTTTTCATATATTGAATTTTTAGCGATATCGGCTACAATTACATGAGGAGGAACCATACTATGATTTAAAATATTAAATAAATATTGTTTCATATGATAAATATTTACAAAATGACCATCTGTAACATATATCATTTTCATAAGTTTTGTTAAAGTATCATTTGGTTTGTGTTTCGTAAATATAATTAATTCATCATCCTTATTTAATATATTTTCTTCTGTAAATATATTGTCTACATAATCATAAACATTTGTTTTTCCCAATTTTTTTTGAATGTAATATTTTACATAAATTTTTTTACTATTTACTTTATGAGTTAATAACATATCTAACTGATTATTTGAATACATCGATTGTATTTCATTGATACTAAAATCATTCCATTCATCTACATCATACCCTCTTGTATTTAATAATTCTAACATAATTTTTCTAGATTTATAAATATTTGAAATAGTTAAACTATTTTCTTTAATAGTAGTCATTTCTAAAATATATAGATATTTATTTATATATTTTATTTATCAATTTTATTATAAGTCAATTTTCACTCCTTTTTTAACATTTGAATCACCATATTCATCAACATTGCTTTCCTCACCTTCTTTATTTAATACAGGAGGTGTTAAAATTTCTAAATCATTATTATCAATATCACCATCATTAATTATTGTAATCTTTTCCTTTTTTTCTTCTTCGTCATCGTCTTCGTAATCATCTTCAACAAGTTCTCCGCTTGAATTAACATTTTTTTTAGACAAATCACTATAATTACCTATTTCTCCCTCCATTTCCATCCATGGTGAAGGCGTTTTTTCAGGTTGATTAAATCCAAATTCCGGTGATTGTGGAGATGGAGGAGGTGTTTTTTCAGGTTGATTAAATCCATAATCTGGTGATGGAGGAGTTTTAGATTCATTAGAAGAATCGGGTGTTATTGAAACAGGTGACATTGAAACAGGTGACATTGAAACTTCATCAACCGGAGAGTCGATAAAAGGATTTTTATATTCAGGTTCTTTGGGTGCTATCTTAGCTTCATTAATAAAATTAACATCACCCTCCATCGTTGGAATTTTATAATTTTGTTGTTTAAAATCAAGTTGGTCCCAATCACCATCGTCTTTATATCCCATTAAATTAGTAGGTAACATAGGGATAGATTCTTGTTCAATCATTATATTTGTATTTTTAAAATAATTGTCTTTTTCTGATTCTAATATCTTTTTCTTATTTTCATTGGCTATTTTTTGTAAATCACCGAACTTTGTTATTTTTACAATATCATCACTTTCTTTTAAAGAAGTTAAATTATCAACGTTGTCTTCTGTTATAATTCGCATTTGAACATTCATTGCTTGTAATTCTTGCATTAATAATTTAAAAGCATATGGAATCCTAACTACGCTAAAATCTTTACCAAATTTGCTAACATTTTTAATATTTATTTCATTATTAATATTAGTAACAAATTTTACTGGTCCATCTACAAATGGAGATAAAAATAAATTATTTCGTTCATTATAAATAGCAACCGTACCACTTTTATTACATATTGCCATGTAAAATTCATCACCACGAACCATCATTGATTCATTTAAAAAGTAATTTAATCCGTGAGCAATTACACAATCGCGATCCATTTCACCTATACGCAATCCACCATTATTTGCTCTACCTTGTACGGTTTGTCGTGTTAATACGGTTCTAGGACCTGTTGCTCTATAATTAATTTTATCTTTAGGCATATGTTTTAATCTTAAATAATAAGTTGGGCCAAAATATATTTCAGTTTCTAATTGTTCACCAGTCATTCCATTATATAATATTTCATTACCTGATGAATGATAACCCGCTTCTACTAATGCTTTTCCAAATAGTTTATCCTTTGGACCTTTCTGCATAAATGCAGTACAATTACCGAACCCACCATAAATAGCAGCTGCTTTACTTGTAATTGTCTCAACTAAATGACCAATCGTCATTCTGGATGGCATTGCATGAGGATTTACAATAATATCTGGTCTTATACCACTTGCCGTAGTTGGCATATCTTTTTCATCTAAAATAATACCAATTGTCCCTTTTTGACCAGCTCTTGAACAAAATTTATCTCCAATTGCTGGTATTCTTTCTCCTCTTATTCTTACCTTAGCAATTCTTTTTCCTTCTTCCCCTCTTGTAATAAATGATTTATCAACTCTACCAACTTGTCCTTTTTTTGGTACAAGAGACTCATCTCTATAAGAACCTTCTTGATTACCCATCAATGGAACCGTTTTACCAATTACAATTGTTTTTTCAGTTACTTTTTCATTTTCTCGAATTAATCCAGTAGTTTTATCTAATTTAGAATAATCATATCCAGGTTTCAAATCATTTACATCATTATCTTCTATATTCATAAATCGTTTATCAATAACAGCATTTCCAACATTTTTTGTTTCCTCATGGTCTTCGTACATATTATAATACGTTGTTCTAAATAATCCCCTACTTAATGAACCGCGGTTTACTATAACAGCATCTTCAACATTAAACCCAGTATAACACATAACAGCAACAATAGCATTTTCACCATAAGGATGTTGCTCTTTTGTGGCATAATCTAAATATTTACTTTTTGTTAATGGTATTTGACCATAATTTAAAAGATAAGATGTTTTATCTATCCTATTTCTAAAATTACTATGAAATACAGAAACCCCTTGTTTTGCTTGTCCACACGCAAACGCATTTCTAGGATAAGGATTATTTTCTGGAAAAATAACTTGATTTGCCATAATGCCTAATATTAAAGAAGGATGTATTTCTTGATGAGTTACATTATTTTTTATATAATCGTCTCTTGATGTTGTTGATTTAGCTATAAAATTACCTTCGCATTCAATTGTATCAACATATTCAACCACCGACGCTTGTTTTTTTAATACTCCGTCTAATATTTTTGTATTACTAAATTCTGCATATTTACCAAATCCAGTAGTAATTTCTTTAAAAGATATTTTATTATTATCAAATTTAGTTATAATATCAGGTCTTTCATGACTTAAAATATTATCTTTATTTGAAAACATATAAAATAAAGGTCTACATGGTCTTCCTGAATCCGTCCATATAATTACTTCATTTTTCTTAATATTAAATGATATACTTGTATAAATATTTATAATATTGTTACGTTTCATTAGTTTTAACTTTTCAACAATTTTAATTGGAAAATGCACTGATCCAATCCAAGAACCATTAACAAATACCTTACTTAACATTGATAATTCTTTAAAAGAACATTCTGTTAGTAATTTCATACCTAATTCACGAACTAATTTTATATATGGTTTTCCACTTGTTCCACTAGTAATAATGGTTGATGTAGATAAATGTTTATGTAAACCGACATTACCTCCGTCTGGTGAATGTACTGGACATAAATAACCCCATTGTGTAGCATGTAATAATCTGGGTGCAACTATTTTTGCTCCATCAGCCGCAATTGGTAAATTTGTTTTTCTTAATTGACATAATGCTGAAAAAAAAGATAATCGATTTAAACCTTGAACCAAGCCTAATCGTTTTGTATGTTCTTCTGCTCCCCAATTTCCCTTAAATCCTTTACGAAATCCTTCTTCAACTATTCGTTTAGAAAACATTTCATTAACATTATTTAAAATTAAGTTTTTAAAATCCATTCCATGATACGTTTCTCCATTAACCGATTCATAGAAAAACTTAGAATCAATATATAAATTTATGGATTTTAATTGTTTTGTATAATATTCTTTAAATAATTGTGAAATTAATGTTCCGGCTATTTCAATTCGTTTATATCCATAACTATCTCGATCTGTTGGTTTTTCATTTTCATTTACAACTAAAAGTAGTTTTTTTACAATATAACCCAAATACAACGCTTTATTTTTAAAATTTAACTCTCCTATGTGTGGAATAAAATATGAAGATAAAACATCTAATACATGACTAACTGTTTTATGTTTCATTAATTCAGCAATAAATTTTAAAGCTTGTGTTTGTGTAAAAATATGTCCGGCGTCATGAACGCATGGTCTAAAATATTCTACTAAATAATCATATTTATTTATATCTAATAAGCAAGTTTGTATAATATCTTTATCTGATATTACTCCCAACGCTCTCATAACTATAAATAAAGGAACTGGTTTTCTAACATTTGGGATGTTAACAACAATTTGTTTATTTGATGATGTTATTTGAGGTGCAACCATTCTAACCGATAATGTTCGAATAGGTTTTGATGAATCTTCTGAAACAGACCTTATTTCAGCTGCATGACTGTATGTTTCATTATAACTATCTTTTACATATAAAATATTATCAGCTCTTCCTTCTTGACTCATAATTACCTTTTCTTTACCATCAATAATAAAATATCCTCCAATATCATTACGACATTCACCTATATTAAACCTTGCTTCTGGTTCCAATCCTCTTAATAAACATAAGTTAGATTGTAACATAATTGGAAATTTACCCAAATATATTTTTTCTAATGTAATTGTTTCTTCATGAATATCGTATTTTTTTGGTATTCCAGCGTGTTTATCAGATAAAGGTCTCAATGTATTGTCTCCGCTATTATTATCTATTAATATAGTTACATCTATAACAACATCATAATGAATTGTAAAAGCATAACTCATATTTCTAATACGTGCTTCATTTGGGTACATATAATGCTGTCTTTCTCCATCTTCATCTTTATCATAAATAATTGGTTTACCGTAATATATTTTATCAGCATTTCTGCCTCCAAAGTATATATTTGCTTTGTGTTTAAAAACATTGTGTTTGTTGTCTTTCGTTCTATAAAATTTCATAGGGTTTTGATTTTTAAATACATCCTTAATACCAGAATCAAAAAATCTATTATACGAATCTAAATGATGATTTATAAGAAAATTAGGATTTTCTTTAAACATTTTGTCTATAATTTTCCATGATATAGAATCCATACTTATATATTATCTATAATGAATTTTTTAGATTATTATTTTAAAGTTATTAATAAAATAATAATTTGTAAAACTTATTTTTGTTTTTTATTTTGGGAGAGATGTTTATTGTAACATTAAAAATACCATTCCAATTAATACAAACATACCAATAATAGGAAGAAGAACCAATAACCAAGAAATACTTGTAAATCCTTTTTTACATAATACATTAAGTAACCATGTCCATAATGCTACATATAACAATTTAACGGCAAAAAAAGCAAAATTATGACAAGGAGTTTTTACAACCATATCACCAATTTTATAAACAGAATTATCTTGGCAATTTTGAATCAACATAGATATAATAGCAATTAAAGATATTGCTAAATATAATTGAGCAGGAGTACATAAACGATTAAATGTTTTCATTAATTTCATTATATTATTATTGTAGATAATTAATAATAGAATGATAAATTTATTATGTGTTAATTACGGGTTGGCGAGGACACTTTGTTTATGTATAGCTGGAATATCAATAGCATCAGGATATTTAACTAATGATTTTTCCATTTCTGGATGTATAACTGGATTTGCTGGAATAACCTTATCATTGCCAGTAACTAAACTAATAGCATCTTTACCAACATTCATTATATTATGTCCAACATAAGGTATATCTCCTAAACCAAAACTATCTAAAATACCGCCCCCTTCTTGATGTGGTAATGGAACACTTGTGTTTAAGTTTGTTGATTCAGGATGTTGATAATCTTGTGGGTTCATTTGATTTAATTTAATACCAGTTATTCGTTCTCCCATATTACTTCCTCCATTCATTTTAACCCTAAACCTTCTTTTTTTTGTTTTTTTAATTCTTTTTTTATTTTTACCTTTTCGTCCCTTACGAGTTTTACTACGTTTTTTCTTTGCCTTTTTGCTAATTTTCATTTTTTTACCTTTTTTAAACGTTTTCACTTTTTTATGTTTATTAAAACGAACGCGCTTGGTGTGTTTTCTTTTATTTCTCTTTCTTTTTAGTATTGATTTTACCATTATATATATAAAAATAGATATAAAAAGTTATAAAATTATTAATTAAATATAATTATTTTATATTAGTAAATATCTATATGCGTAAGCATGTGCCGTCTACAACATATTTTATTTAAATGTAATTCGTCCATAATTTCACCTTCTGGTGTTTTTTTAATATTATTTTTAGTCATGTAAATAACTTCATTTTTATCTAATCCTCTAGATGTTTTTATTTCATTAACTCGCTGAGTATAATACAGATATTTATCGGCTAATACTTTTCCGCATGTAAAACACTTAATAGGTATAATCATTATTTATTAATATATAATTATAATAAATAATTTTAAATCAATTTATTTCTTATATCTTACTTTTTTTATTTAAGTAATAATATTCATCATATTTCATATGTGTTTTATCTTCTTTAATCATAGGTCCTAACTTGTTTCCTTCCACGCAATTACCTCCATTTTTATTTATTGCCCATACACAACAATTAACTAAATTACAAGAAGTTTTACTATTATTTAATTTATTACAAACCTTTTCTAAATCATCTGATTCACATAACAAATTAAACTTATTATTCATACCTTCATAAATAAATTCAATCGTATCACTTTCTTTTTTCTTTTTATCTTCTTCTTTTTCTATATCATCAAAAGAAAAATTGTATAAAGAAAATGATAATAATAATATGATTAGTAAAGTAACACCTATTACTATCTCTCCCCATTTTTCTTTCATTGATTGGGTAATTGATCCTAAAATATTTCTCATATATGATAAGATTACATTAATTTTATTATAAATTATAGTTATTCTTCTAATAATACCATTCCCTTTGTTGTTTTTGTTTTTCGATGTATTGTTTTATTTTTTGTTATTTCAATATGACAAGATTTACAAATAGGAACTAAATTAGCCGAATGATTTTTATGAAACCATTTTTTTTTATCTTTAAAAAACCCTTTTTTATTTGCATGTTCTTGTGGATTTAAATGATGAATATCATCCGCAATATTATCACAATTATTAATTGCACATTTATTTTTTATAATAGTTGAATTGTATCTACTTTGAGTTTTTAACAAAATATTGTTATTTGTATTTGCTATTCTAATATCATACGCTAAATCTATAAATTCAGCTGGCATATTTAATGACCTACATACCGCTAATCCATACATGCCTTCACCAGAACCTTTTTCTAACTTTCTTTTATAAACTAACATATCATTAGCATTATCATATTGAACAGACATATGATACATCTCTAATTTGTCATTTAATAATTCTTTTATTCTAGGTATATTAATCAATTCATGAAAATGTGTAGCAAAAATAAATGAAGATTTTTTATTACATAAATAATCTACTCCGCTAGCAAATAAAGCTAACGCGGAATCTATTTCTGTTCCAGAACAAAGTTCATCTCCTAATACTAAACTATTTTCACAACAATTAAGTAAAATGGTTCTTAATTCACACATTTCAACAGCAAACGAACTTAATCCTTTAAAAATATTATCATTACCCAATATTCTTGTAAATATCGATTTATATGGATAATAATTAAATTCACTACATGGAACAAACATTCCCGATTGTGCAAGAATTACAGAAATACCTATTGACTTAATTAAACTTGATTTACCAACAGCATTTGTTCCATATAGTAAAATACCATTTTTATCTGTTTTCAATGAAATATCATTTGGAACATATGATTCTTCTTTATTAAGATGTTCAATTAACGCATGTCTCATGTTTTTTGCTTCAAAATAAGAAACATCGTTAAGTTTATTATTAATAACTGGTTTACAATAATTATATTCTATTGCTAAAAATGATTTTGTAAATAAAATATCTACATTTGAAATATAATTGATTGCATTTGTAAATTCATTATAATATGTTTTCAAATCATTATTGAATCTATAAAAATAAATTTTAATTAATTCCTTCATATTACTAGCGTCTTGCATCATTGATATGTAAAGTTGATTTAGTAATGGACTAGTTATTTTTTTATTTCCAGATGTCCCAGTTGAATATTTAAAATGATGTAAATCTAATTCAAATTCAACATCTCTCCCGTCATAATCCGATTTAAATTTCAATAATAGATTTCTATTTTTTTTAGGAGAATATGTATTTAAATAATCGTCAATAGAAATTTTTAATTTTCCACACCTTTTAGCTGTTAATTGTATATAAATTTCATGTTTTTCAGTAGAATGTATCCTAATTGGATCATTTATTAAATTAGATAAAAACTCTTGTATTGTTTGTAATTGTTGTTTATGTTCTATTTGTTTTTTTTCAGCATTATCTAAATCTTTAAATAATCCTTTATTAAAAATATTAACTATATTTTTTGGATTTTCATTACAATTTTCAATAATAACCGTACTTTCAAACAAAGTAATCAATGTAAAAATATCGTCCATTATATCATTATGCTTATATGCTTCATTTCCCTTTACTTTTAAAAACGATTGAATAGTTTCATCTTTTGTAAGATTTTTATATGTTTTGTAAAATGAAACAAGTGTATAATAAATCAATGGAATTTCACTTGGTTTCAATATATTTAAAATAATTTTTCTATATAATTTTTCAATATCTCTAATATTATTAAAATCTTTTCTATAATCATTAATTTTATCCAATGGTATAGTATTAATTATATAATCCATTATTTCATATTCATTATTTAAATAATCAATGTTGGTAGAAGGGTGTAGTATTATATCTTTCATTCTACGCCTTCCCATTGCTGATTTACATCGATTCATCATGCTTAAAACAGATGAGAATTTATTATTAATAGATTGAGATGTATTTATTACATTAAGTTGTTTTAAACAATGTGTTGCTAAGTAAACATTATCTGCCGAATTTTCATATTTAGGTTCGCTAATACATTTAAGCAAATGTATATTGTGTTGAGTGATAAAATTTAATAAAAAACAATAAGCGTAAGAACTATGAATAAAAACATCCATTTGAGTATTTTTCATAAAAAAGTTGTAATCTGTAACACTAAATATTTGTTTAAATAATTCCCTTTGAAAACTATCTTTTTCACAATTTTTAGCTTGACTACTTAACACAGTATCTTCTGTTAAATTTATTTTATGTATTTTATCTGATGTTAATCCAATAAATTGTACTATTTCATCGATTTTATATTCATGTTTATAATTATGAATAAATATAGTTTCACTTGGATTATAAATTGAAATAAACCGATCTAACTCATCAAAGGCAGTTGAATTATGAATATTGTTATTTTCATATCTAAATTCAAATAATTTCGATTGTCCTGTAAAATTATCTATAAGTGCTACACCACAATGAAAATATGGTAATTTATTAAAAGCATCTTTTGCATATGTTTCTATCCAAATAACACAACAATAATTAGACATTTTACGATTACTAGAATCTATATTTGTGCTAGGAGAAAAAATACCCTTTTCTCTTCTTAATTTTATTTTTTTTTTCTTAACTATTTTTTCAGCATATTCTTCCCAGACAATAACAGTATATCCTTCATCTAATAATTTAGGTACATATTTTTGAAGTGGTTTATGAACTGTAAATCCAGCCATTTCTAATGGTTCATCTTTATATTTTCCTCTTTTTGCTATTTGGCAATCCAATATTCTTGAATATTCAAGTAAATAATGGTCTGTAATATCATTTCGTTTTACACCATATATTTCAAAAAATGACCCACATTGCCATATTAAAAATATTTTATCACCAAACTTTTTTTTATATTTTTTAAAATTTTCAAAATAATTGTCCATCATTGCAAGATTTTCTGTATTTTTAGACATTTACTATATAAATTGATTTTAAATCTTTAAATCATTTCAAAACTTTAATTCTCGATTCATTTAACGTAGTGTTTAACTTTTTTTTATGTTTTTAGGTGTAATTATTTGTAAATCTCCTATTAATAACATTGTTACTAATGGATTGGGGAAAATAGATTGGTCCAATTTTACACGATGTTCCAATGTATTTGAATATACAACTGTTCCAGATGGTTTATAATTTTTAATTCCTTTTTTTTCAGCCATTTCATATGCTTCTTTAGAACAAAAAAACCCTTTAATTATTATTACTCTTGTTCCAATAGGATACATTTTATATATTAATTAATAATATATCTTTAATTAATTTAAATAAATCAAACCATAACACGTCTGTTTTATTAATATATTTAACATACTTAAAGATTATTGACAAATTAATATTATATGAATTTAGAAATAGAACAACAATTAGAAGAAAATAAAACGTTATTTAAAGATATATTAGATGGAGAAACGATGGAACTTACTAGAAAAAATATACAAAAAGCGACACCAAATGGAATTAATATTGTGAATAATGGATTTGCATACAGTGATTATTTTAAAATGGGAGGAACAGTAGCAAAAATGAGTTTAAAATCAACAAAAAATTATTATGATTATATCAAAAATAAGAATGTTGAACAAGAAGAATGTTGAACAATAATAACTAATTAATTTTTAAAGTTATTTAACATTAAATATTAATTGTCCATATAATTATGAAGTAACGTGTTGATATTTTTGTTATAAATATCGCCTGATAAAAATGAGTTTTCGTATATATTTCTGACAATATGCTCGGGTGCAGTTGATCCAATTTTAATTAAATTATGTTTCCTTAAATAAGTTTTAATTTTACTTAATGGTCTTTTTTTAAGTGTATTTGTATCTTTTAATATTTTTTTTCTTGTTTTTTGGTTTTTAATTAAAACGCCAACCTTACCATTTTTTTTTCCAAGATGTATAAATCGTTTTGTTGTTGTTTTTAATTGTTTCATTCGTTTCAATGTTTTATTTTTATTTGACATATTATATGGTTTAAATACAGTAGGTTGAGATGATTGTTGTTTTAAATTTTCTAATTTTTGTCTTCTTTCAAAAAAAGGGTCTGTATGAACAGATATATCATTATTATCAATATGTATAGATGTATTAGGTTTAATGGTTGGTTTTTTAAGTGTTTTATTATAAATAGAAAATAATGGTTTTTTTCCGTGTTTTAAAATACCATATGGTGGGTCTGGTTTATTAGCGTTAATAAAAGAAGTGTTATTTGGTAAACTATTAATAGATAAATTATTACTAGGTAATATGGTTGCCTTAGGTATGTTTTGTTGAAAAGGATTTTGTATTAAAGGTTGTTGTAATATATTTGATGTATTAATTTTTATTGAATTAAAAGGTTGTTGTTGTATAGATTGTTGTATAGATTGTTGTTGTGTAGGTTGTTGATGTGTAGATTGTATAAAAGATTGATTTTTTTCCATTTCCATTTTTCTAGCTAATTTTCGTTCTTTTCTTTTTTGTTTTCTAGATTTATGTTTGATAGATAATTCTTGTAAATAATTTAAACTTTCTTCTAATTCATTTTCAAAATTGTTATTATCAGTGTTTTTTTTCTTATTTTCTTCTTCTTTTTTATTTTTATGTTCCTTAATTTTATTAATTAATTTCATTTTCAATTCTTTATTTTCTCTTTTAGCTAGTTCTTTCTTTTCCTTTCGTTCCTTTCTTTCCCTTTTTTTTAAGGTTCTACTTCCACCTATTTTAAAAAAAGCAGGATTAACGGATATTTTTTTAGTAGACATTTAATTATTAAAACAAATTAATAATTAAATTTTAACTATTTTATTGATTAAATATACATATTTGCCAATAAACTTCTTGAATCTTCTCCTCTGGATTTTACTTCATCATTCTTTAAATATAATTTAAATCCATTTTCTACATCTTTAGAATTAATTTTACGTTTTTCATTTTCAGATAAACAAAATACACGGCGACTATGTGCTATTTTAACTTTTGATAATAACGTTTCCATATCTCTCCCAAAAAACTTAAAATAAGTTTTGTTTTTTTCAAACCATCGAGTTGGTGTTTTTTCAATAACCCAACCACAATCTTTTACTTTTTTATTAAAAATTAATTGTAATTCTTTGGCATTATAATCATCAATTTTGAATCGCCATATAAATCTAGAATCCAATCCTTGATTATAAGAAAAAAAACATCGTTTTAAATCTTCTTCATACCCAGCAATAATTACCATTAATTCGTGTTTATGATTGCTTAATGCTTCACATAAAGTATCAATACATTCCTTGGCAAATGTATCTTTTTGTTCTTTATTACCCAAGGCATATGCTTCATCAATAAATAATACACCTCCAATAGCACTTTTAATAACTTCTTGTGTTTTTAATGCAGTTTGTCCTAAATATCCAGCTATTAAATCTGCCCTTGTTACTTTTTTAAACACATTTTTTTTTAAAATACCTAATTTTGAATAAATACCGCCAATAATATGTGCTGTTTCTGTTTTACCCGTGCCTGGTGGTCCGTATATTACTGTATGCATAAATTCATTATTTATATCTTTGTTTTTATGAATATGTAATTTTTGTATAAAATAAATGATTTGATCTAAAATATTTTCCTTTAAATTATGCATTCCTATCATTTCATTTAAACGCATTATATCCGGTTTTATTAAATGTATTGCTTTCATATCAATATTATATTCAATCTCAGAAGACAAAGGATATGTTTCAGCTAACTTTATCAAATCTTCAATACAATTTAAAGTTACTTCAATATTTACTTTTCTTTTTATTATAGCTGGCGAACGATAAATCTTTTTTGGTCTTTCATTATTATAATTGTATTTTTTAACATTGAAATCATTATAAGTGTTGTGTATATTTGTTAATGTTCCGACAATATTATTTTTAGATTCTTTTGCTGTACTTTTATTATAATTATAATTATTCAAATAATAAGAAAAATGTTTTTTTCGTTTATTACATGATACATTTTGTTTATTGTGTTTATTCATTATAAAATTATTAATATTATTGCTTTTATTATCTTTAAAATTATAAAAAGAGTTTAATTTTTTATCTTCCAATAATAATTGATTATACGATTGATCCAATAAATTTTTCTTTACAGAAGTTATTTTTAATATCTCATCGAAATCTTTACACATCTCATCAATTAACTCTTCGATAGTTTTTTCAACTGTGTTATGTAGGATGTTTTTTTTGAAATTTAAATGATTTAATGAATTATCAAAAATATTATGAATATTCATAGACATATCTGTAAAAATGTTATTTATTTTATCGTTTTTATTATTTTTGTTGATTATATTTGGTGATTTGTTATTATTATTATTCATATATATATCGAAATAGAATAATGTAACCAAAAAATTTTATTCTTATTTGGAATATAAAAATATAAAATTGATTTTTATATAATTAATATATTTTATATTACAAAATGTCGGAATATAATGAATTAAATTGGAAGGTAATTGAAAGTTATTTTAAAAATGATCATTTGGGTAAATTAGTTAGGCATCAATTGGAATCTTATAATCATTTTATAGATGAAGATTTGATAAATACAATTAATATGTTTAATCCAGTTGTTATTCATTCAGAAAATGACAAAGATCCTGAAACAGGTTTATATAAATTGGAAATTATAATTACATTTACAAATTTCCAAATGTATCGTCCAGAAATACATGAAAATAATGGGGCTACGAAAATCATGTTTCCACAAGAAGCAAGACTACGTAACTTTACTTATGCTTCTACTATGACGTTGGATTTAAATATGGAAATTAAAGTAAGATATGGTGATAAACTTCAACAAATGGAAACTCATTTTAAAAAGTTACCAAAAATTCATATTGGAAAGATGCCTATTATGTTAAAATCAAAAATTTGTGTATTGAATCAATATAAGCATTTACATACGGATTTAGTAGGAGAGTGTAGATTTGATCCAGGTGGTTATTTTATAATAAGTGGTTCTGAAAAAACAATATTAGCGCAAGAAAGGGCGCGTGAAAATAATGTTATGTGTTTTAATATTAAAAAAAATAATAATAAATGGTCTTGGTTAGCAGAGATTAAATCAATACCTAAAAATAAATGTATATCTCCAAAGCAAATTAATATGATGATATTGGCAAAAAATAATGGAAATGGTCATACGATTTATATACAAATACCTAGAATTAAACAACCTATACCATTATTTATATTGTTTCGTGCGTTGGGTATTTTATCCGATCAAGATATTTGTAAATATATATTATTAAATATCAAGGAAGCACAAAAAACCAATATTATTTATTCACTTAAAGCATCTATTATGGAAGCAAGTAAATATATGTCTAAAGAAGAATGTGTTAAATATATTGTAAATTATGCTATGTTTACGCCAATTAATATGGATAAAGAAGAAGGGTATAAAATGAAATATAACTTTACTGTTAATGTATTGGAAAATGATTTATTTCCTCACTGTGATACATTTCAGCAAAAGTTATATTTCTTGGGTTATATGACAAATAAATTAATTCAAACATCTTTGGGGTGGAAAAAACCAGGAGATAGAGATTCATATCAAAATAAACGGTTAGATTTGGCAGGAGTTTTGTTGAATAATTTATTTAGAAACTATTTCAATAAACTGGTGAAAGATATGACTAAGCAAATTATAAGAGAAATAAATAATGGGTCGTGGAAATCAACATTTAATTACAATAATATAATAAATAGCACAAATGTTTATAAAATTATAAAATCAACAACAATAGAAAATGGTATTAAAAGAGCATTAGCGACTGGTGATTTTGGTATTAAAAATACAAATTCAAATAAAAGTGGTGTTGCACAGGTATTAAGTCGTTTAACTTATATTTCATCACTAAGTCATTTAAGAAGGGTAAATACACCAATAGATAAAAGTGGTAAGTTAATACCGCCTAGAAAATTACATAATACACAATGGGGTTTTATATGTTTAGCTGAGAGTCCAGAAGGTGCTGGTGTTGGTGTTGTTAAAAATCTGGGGTATATGACACATATTACTATTCGTTCAAATATAGATACAATTTATAATGTATTAAATGATAAATATATAGCAATTGAAACATTAACTCCATTGGAATTATATGGACAAGTAAAATTAATAGTAAATGGTAATTGGATAGGTATTGTGGAATCAGAAAAGGTTTTATCTACCTATAATTATTTAAAGGAGTGTAAATACAGTGGAAAAATAAATATATTTACTAGTGTTGTATTTAATTATAAAGAAAAAGAGATAGTTATATGTAATGATGCTGGTAGATTAACTAGACCAGTTTATAAAATTAATAAAGGAAAAACATTAATTAATGATAATTTAAGGAATGATATTAATGGTAAAAAAGTAAATTGGAATGATATGTTAATTAATGGTGATTATGGAGAATCGGTAATAGAGTATATTGATCCAAATGAACAAAATTCAAGTTATATAGCAACTTGTCAAACTAAATTAAAGTCAACCATTAGTCATACACATTGTGAAATACATAGTAGTAGTATATTTGGATTATTAGCTAGTTGTATACCATTTCCAGAACATAATCAATCGCCTAGAAATACATATCAATGTGCCCAAGGTAAACAAGCAATGGGAATGTATGTATCTAATTTTAGATCTAGAATGGATAAAACAGCATATGTTCAAACATATACAACTCGTCCTTTGGTTGATACTCGTATTATGAATATAATGAATTTACATAAAATACCTTCTGGTTGTATGGTTATAGTAGCTATTGGTGTATATGGTGGATATAATCAGGAAGATAGTATTATATTTAATAAAAGTAGTTTAGATAGAGGGTTGTTTTCAGCAACATTATATCATACTGAAAAAGATGAAGATAAAAAAATACAAGGAGATGAAGAAATAAGGTGTAAAGCAGATAAAACAAAAACAAAAGGAATGAAATTTGCTAATTATAATAAATTAAATAATCAAGGTGTAGTTCCAGAAAATACGTTACTTGAAAACAGAGATATTATTATTGGTAAAGTAGTTCCAATAAAGGAAAATAGAAATGACCATACAAAATTAATTAAATATAGAGATCAAAGTAAGGTATTTAGAACAAAGGAAAATACTTATGTAGATAAAAATTATATTAATAGAAATGGTGATGGATATACCTTTGCTAAGATAAGAACAAGAACATATAGAATACCAACGATAGGAGATAAGTTTTCGTCAAGACATGGGCAAAAAGGAACTATTGGGTTAGTACTTCCTCATGAATCAATGCCAACAAGTGCAAATGGTCTTACACCGGATATTATTATTAACCCTCATTGTATTCCATCCAGAATGACAATAGGTCAATTAAAAGAAACTATAATGGGTAAAGTTTTATTAGAATTAGGATTATTTGGAGATGGAACTAGTTTCAATGAACATCATGTTGTTGATATATGTAAAGAATTACAACATTTAGGATATGAAAGACATGGTAATGAAGTATTATATAATGGGTGTACTGGTGAACAATTAGAAACTAGTATATTTGTAGGTCCTGTATTTTATCAGCGTCTTAAACATATGGTAAATGATAAAACACATAGTAGAAGTATTGGACCAATGGTAGTATTAACACGGCAACCAGCGGAAGGTAGATCAAGAGATGGTGGATTAAGATTTGGAGAGATGGAGAGAGATTGTATGATAAGTCATGGTGCTTCGGCATTTGCAAGAGATAGAATATATAATGCTAGTGATAAATTTCAAGTTCATGTATGTAATAAATGTGGTTTAATTGCTGTATTTAATAAAGAAAAAAACATTTATC